AAACATCCTCAATTAGACCCAAAACCAAAGCCATCTGATCCACAGGCTATAAGAAATGCAAGACCTGATACAGCAGATGATAATAATTCTTTCGTATTGTATACAAATGTGGACAAAGGTATACTTGGAACTAAACTAGATACTTATGAAATTTCTGTAAGTGTAGGCGAGGTAACAATAACAACATCATGAGTTTTACGTTAGCGACTTTAAAAACTGCGATACAAGATTATTTAGAGTGTACAGAAAGCACTTTTGTTAATAATCTACCTACTTTTATACAAGAATCTGAATCTCGTATATTTAAACTTGTTCAGCTTCCAAAACAACGTAAAAACGTAACAGGCACGGTTTCTTCAAGTAATCGTTTTTTAGCAACGCCTAGTGATTTTTTTGCACCGTTTAGCTTGGCTGTTATATCAAGCAATACTTATCACTATTTAGATTACAAGCATCCTTCTTTTATTAAAGAATTTGCACCGAATACAACAACATCTGGTAGACCAAGATATTACTCTTTGTTCGATGACACGGCTTTTGAGCTATCACCTGTGCCAGATGCTAATTACGACATTGAACTACATTATTTACACAAACCAGCGTCCTTAACATCGGGTGCAGAAAGTGGAACTACATTTTTATCCACAGATTTTCCCGATGCCCTTTTATATGGCTCTCTTGCTGAGGCGGCAGTTTTCTTAAAAGAATCTCCAGATGTTATCGGAGTGCTAGAACAAAGATTTAAAGAAGCCATTGTTAGAATGAAGAATCTATCAGAGGGACGTGAAACTAGAGATGAATACAGATACGATTTGCTGAGAACCGGAGTCAGTTAAATGCAAAAAATTGAGTCGCTAGAAGGCGCTCACATAGCGATTGTTGCGTTGGGCAACTCTCAAGTAGATTATGCAATCGGCGCAGAAAACAGTATGCAATGGGATGAAGTGTGGACTGTAAACTCAGCAGCAGCCGTTTATAAATCAGACAGAATGTTTATGCTAGATCCTGCTAGTCGTTTTTTTGATACCGATGATGCGGGTGCGCAAACCGATGTTATGAAGCGGTTTTTACCTGTATGCGACATACCTTGCTACACATGTGAACTGGATGAGCGTGTACCCAGCGCAGTTTTGTATCCTATAAAAGAAATAATACAAGACACGCAATGCGCATACCTCAACAACACAATACCCATGACGATTGCTTTTGCGTACTGGCATAAAGTAGCTCGCATAGATTTTTTTGGTGTTGACTACAGTTATCAACACAATTTGCATTTTGCAGAGGCGGGTAGAGCTTGTGTAGAGTTTTGGTTGGCAAAGTGTATGGAGGCTGACATCAATATAGGTGTTTCTCACAGATCAGCTTTACTTGATCAAAATGTACCGCTAAACGAGAGAATCTATGGTTTTCATAGACTAAATGATCCAATTGTTGCTGTGAAACATGAATCTGACTGGATTGTATGTGAAAATTCAAAAATAGAGAAAGAAATGGAAAGAGCAGGAGCTAAAGCACCAGAACCAGTAATGTCACCGGAGCCTTATCGTGGGTGAGATGGGTAAAGACAGCTTTATAGAATTAGGCAATGTCATGGTTGAAACCACACATAACAAAGGCCACGATCCTGAGTTTTGGGCTGAACAAATAACTAAAAAGATTTGTGAAATATCAGCCGATGCAGCGCCGCACATAAGGCAACAAGCAGAGGCTTTTCAAAATTACATTTACACGATAGTTTTATACGGAATCAAAAACGCTATTACCTCGGATCGAACAACTATGGTAAACTTATTGACAAGCCAAGGTCATAACGACATGGCAAAAATTATCAAGGAACTATAGTTATGGCGATATCTAGCGCAATACCAACAAGTTTTAAGCAAGAATTACTTGTAGGCACTCATAATTTTACAGCAAGCTCTGGTAATGCTTTTAAGCTCGCATTATACACATCTAGCGCAACTTTAGGCGCTAGTACAACTGCATTTACAACTACTGGCCAAGCAAGTGGCACAAATTATACGAGTGGTGGAAATACACTGACAAGTGTGACACCAACGACATCGGGAACGACAGCAATTTGCGATTTTGCGGATTTGACATTCGGCACGGCTACCGTTACAGCTCGCGGTTGTATGATATACAACGACACGCAATCTGACAAAGCCGTTGCTGTAATTGATTTTGGAGGCGATAAAACAAGTACCGCAGGTAATTTTACTATCGTCTTCCCAGCAGCCAATGCGACTGCTGCAATTATTAGATTAGCTTAAAGACTTTAAATTAAATTTTTTGTGGTAAAATTTAGACATGCCACTAACAAAGATAAATTTTAAACCAGGTATTAACAAAGAAGAAACTGACTACGCTAACGAAAATGGTTGGGTAGACGGTAATCTGGTTCGATTCAGGAAAGGTAGACCTGAAAAAATAGGTGGTTGGGAAAGACAATCAGATACCAATACTTACCTTGGTACAGGTAGAGCGTTACACAGTTGGATATCCCTTGGTGGCGCTCGTTATTTAGGTATCGGCACTCATCTTAAATACTATATAGAATCGGGTGCTAGTTATAATGACATAACACCTATAAGAGCAACTACAAGCGCAGGTGATGTAACTTTTAGCGCAACCAATGGCTCAAGCACGCTCACAGTAACCGATACTTCACACGGGGCAATAAACGGAGATTTTGTAACTTTTTCGGGCGCTGCCTCATTAGGTGGCAATGTTACAGCCGATGTTATAAATCAAGAATATCAAATCTTGTTGGTAAGTGATGCAAACACTTATACAGTAACAGCTAAAGATAGCAGTGGTTCTGAGATATCAGCAAACGCGAGTGACAGCGGAAACGGTGGTAGCAGTGTTGTCGGCACATACCAAATAAATACGGGATTAGATGTATATATATCTGGCACTGGTTGGGGACTTGGAACTTGGGGAGAAGGCACTTACGGTAGCGCGGGCGCAATATCTAGCGATGGTCAGCTTAGATTGTGGTCACATGATAATTTTGGTGAAAATTTAATTATTAACCCAAGAGGCGCAGGAATCTTCAGATGGGTTGAAAATAATGGATTAACAACAAGAGCGCTAGAGTTATCAGGCATTACAGGAGCTAGTAAAGTGCCTACTGTTGGCTTGCAAGTCATAACCAGTGAGGTTGACAGACATCTTATAGTTTTAGGTGCTGATCCTATTGATTCCAGTTCTGGAAATAGAACTGGCTCAGTAGATCCTATGCTGGTCGCGTTTAGTGACAGCGAAAATGAATTAGATTTCAACCCAACCGCTACAAATACGGCGGGATCAGTCAGACTTAGCTCTGGATCATTAATAGTTGGTGGCATCAAATCAAGACAAGAAACCCTGATTTGGACAGACACTAGCTTATATTCTATGACTTTTATCGGTCCACCACTTACTTTTGCCATAAATTTAATAAATGAAGGCGCTGGTTTAATTGCACCGAAAGCCGCTATAAATAGCCCTGTTGGTGTGTTTTTCATGAGTAAAAACGGATTTTATTACTACAACGGTGCTGTAAAGAAACTACCGTGTAGTGTGCAAGATTTTGTATTTTCAGACGTAGATTTATCACAGGCTTTTAAATGCTACGCATCTTTAGATGCTGAACACTCAGAGGTGTGGTTTTGGTATCCATCACTAGAGGATGGCACAGAAGAGATATCAAGGTACGTCATATATAACTACGAAGAATCAACTTGGAGTATTGGTTCTTTGGTTAGGTACAGTTGGCTAGACAGAGGCATTGAAGATAAACCATTAGCCACTGCTGAAGTAGATGGTGCGGGTGTAATTTATGTTCATGAAAGTGGGTTTAACGATGATGATAGCGCAATGTCAAATGTGTTTATTGAATCTGCGGATATTGACATATCAGATGGCGAAAACTTTATGTTTGTCAAAAAATTGATACCAGATATTAAATTTTCAACAAAACTTGGCGTATCTAACACACCATCAATGAATATTGTTATTAAACGTAGAGATTATAATGTTGATTCTCTATCAACAGACTCTACAAACCAAATATCAAGCGCAACTCGTTTTACTAATTTACGGACGAGAACAAGACAAGTGGTGTTACGCTTTGAATCAGATGATGATAACTCAGTAACGGCAAATATTAAGGATTTTAAATTTAGAGTTGGCGATACCAGATTAGATATACAACCATCTGGGCGTAGAGGATAGTGACTAAGATATTAGAGACTCGCTTGCCTCTAGCAACGGATGAAACAGTTACAAGTGATACTTTTAACCGTTTAGTAAGAATTTTGGAGATAAATTTAGGCGCAAAAGACATAGATAAAACACCCGTTTTTACAAACAGTGAAATTTCTACGTTACAATTCGCTACAGGTGCTATAATATTCAATAGTACAGTAGAAGTTCATC